GTTCATGGCTGGAGGGATGCTGGACCCGGTCAACCTGATTCCGTTCACCGGGGGCCTGCGGGGCGCCAAGCTGCTCTCAGCCATCGGCCAGGGGGCCAGGAACAACGCTTTCATCGAGGCGGGCCTGCAACCCCTGCTGGCGGCCCAGGCGGAGCGTTTCCAGGAGAATTACGATGCCCAGATGGCGGCCACCAACATCCTGGCGGCGGCGGGCCTGGGGGGCGCTTTCGGGGGTCTGGGGAACATCCTGGGCAAGATATCCCCCACCCTGCGGGCGTTTGCCACGCAAAAGGCCGTGGTGGACGTGGTGAACGAAAATCCGGTGGATGTTTCCGGGTACATCGGGGACAAGTACGATGCAAACGCCCTGGTGCGCTCCGAAATGAAGGGCGAGTTCAGGCCGTTTGAACTCCCCGGCCCGAGCGGGCGGATAGAGGACATGCCCCCCGTGATCGGAACCATCGACACGCCCGGCGGTCTGCGCACCCCGGAGCAGCAATGGTTGATGGATCACCTGGACATCGGCGAGGACACGGTGCGGGCGATGGATATTTACAAAGGATTCGATCTCACACCGGAAAAACAGAGGTACCTTGAGGGGAGAGGACTCCCACGGAATGAGATTGACTTTTTGCAAAACTACCTGGACGGCCCCACCACGCCCGTCAAAACCCTGGACGCCCGGACGCTCCCCGAGCCGGAGCGAATCGCCGAGGAACCGGAGAGCACGGCCCAGCCCGGACGCCTGGAGGAAGCGGACGAGGCTGAAATCCGGCAACTGGACGAGCAGTTGAGGTCGATGGAACCTGAACGGGCGCCGGACGCGGAGCCGGAAGCCCGGCCCGAGATCAAGGCCGCCGACGAGGCCGCCGCCGCCGATGTGAAACGCGCCAAGGCTTACGAGGACGCCGCAATCTGTCTTTCGAGTTAAACGATGACCGCACGTTGCCAAAAAATGCTGGAGGATCAGGGCCTCTCGCCCAAGGAGGCGAAGGAGATTATCCGCAATCTCAACGCCGCCGCAAAACGATCGGGGGTGAAGGCCCGCGCCTCGGTGATCCTGAAACGGATGGCCAAGGAGGAAGCCGCGAGACTGCGGGAACAGGCCAGCCGGAAGAAACTCAACGCCCGGAGGGACGCCATCAAGGAATCGGAACTGCTTACCGAGATAGACCAAGCGAAGAACCGTTACGACCAGATAGACGGGTTCTACACGGGCAGCAATAAATTCCGCGCCTCCGTCGCCGCCGAGCAGAAGTGGAAGCGCAACGATTGGATGGGGGGTCTCACGTTGGAACTGAAAACGGAGATTCACGGGTTTTTCAGGTTGGCGCGATCCAAGGCGTTCCAGAACGACGTGTGGGATGAACTGTACGGTGATCTCGTTCAATCAGTGACCGGTAACGAGGACGCTTTCAAGTTTGTCAAAATCGCCGACAAGCACAGCAAGCTCGGGTTGCAGCATGCCAGGGACGCCGGCGCTCCCATTAGCGAGATTCCCGTCTACGGCATCCACCAGATACACGATCCCAGGCGGATGCTCAAGGCGGGGGAGGAGCAATGGTTGCGGGACCTGCTGCCCGGCCTGGACCAGGAGCGCACCTTTGGCGTCAACGATCCCAACAAGTTCGTCAAGAACTCCTTCGACAACATCACCACCGGCACCAAGTCCGAAGGGGACGCGGTGGGTGGCGGCATGTCCCTGGCCAACCGCCTGGCCCGCAGACGGGTATTCTTCTTCAAAAACGCGGAGGAGGCCAAGAAGTACAACGCCAAGTATGGCGTCGATGATCCCATCGCCTCGATATTCAACAGCCACGCCAGCCTTGCGGAGGATGTGGCGCTGATGGAGCGGATGGGCACCAACCCGGACGCCATGCACAAGAAGATCATCAAAACCTTCGAGCGGGATATCTTGAAAGAGCGCGGGCCGGAGCGGAAACTGCTCGGCAAGAGGGTGTTGAACTGGATGGACCCCATCTCGGCGCTGAACAACCGCTATGCCGCTATTTCCAAGGCATCCAGCATCCCGGCCAACGCAAACATCGCTCATTGGACGCAGGGAGGGCGGAATTTTATTCACACCACCAAGATGAACAATGTGGTGATTACGGCCTTCGCGGACCTGCCGTTTCGGATAGCGAACGCGCAGACCAACGGGATCGGCATATTCTCCGGCTACGCGCAAATGTTGAAGCAGTTCACGGAAGGGCCGAGGACCCCCGCCAAAGATGAAATATTGCGGGGCCTCGCCGTGGCGATGGACGGGACGCTGAACACCATCCACAGCCGCGTAGGAATGGGGGGGGACGTGCCGGGGGCCATGTCCAAGGCGGCAAATTTGATGTTCAAGCTGAACCTGCTGACCCCCTGGACGGATTTCAATGACGCGGGACACGGTTTCATGCTCTCGCACAACCTGGCCGAGAACGCCGGGAAACGCTTCGACGACCTGGAACCCCTGCTGCGGGAAACCCTCGGCATGTACCGCATCAAGGCTGAGGATTGGGACGCCATGCGCAAGGCCGTCGCCACCATCGAGGGCGGGCAATCGTTCATCACCACGGAGACCATCAGGGCGCACCCGGATATTCAGAACAAGGAGGCGCTGGCCAAGATGCTGGGAACCTATTTTGTCAACGAGACGGACATCGGCGTACCGAAGCCGGGCGCCAAGGAGCGGGCCATAATGCTCGGGGGGGCGCAACCGGGGACGGTATATGGGGAGATGGCCCGCTTCATGCTGATGTACAAGACTTTCTCGATAACGATGCTCTCCAAGGTGATTCCCAACGCCCTGCGGGCCGGTGTGCCCGGCTTCATTCATCTTGCGGTGATGTCCACCATCGTCGGGTACATGTCCCACTCGATAAAACAACTGCTGGCGGGCAAAACGCCGCTGGACCCGCTGTCGGTGAAAGCTGCCGAGGCGGGGATGCTACAGGGCGGGGGCATGGGCTTCCTGGGGGACGTGCTGCTCAACGACTTCAACCAGTACGGGCGCTCCTTCCAGGATTTCGCCATGGGGCCGGGGGCGGGCGTCGTCGGGGATGTTTTCAAGATCGGTTCCGGGCTTGCCAGGGGCGAGGACAAGTCGGCCCAAGCCTTCCGCGCTGTGATGGGCAACACGCCTTTCATCAACCTGTTCTACACCCGGCAGGCCATCGACTACCTGTTCACCCACCACGTCCAGGAAATGCTCAATCCGGGTTACCTGCGGCGCTACGAACAGCGGGTGAAATCCGAGAACGATCAATCATTCTGGCTTCCACCATCGGACACCATCGCGGTGGGCGGGGGGTTCCGCTAATGCCGAAGAAGATCATCAAACTGGCGGACATCATAGTCGCCAACGAAATACGCACCAACGCGACCAAGGCGAAGCCGGAAGGTGTCGTTATTGATCCGGCGGGGGTTGGCCCATTCCTTGCTCTGGTCGGCGGAACCATGAGTGGCGCCATCGCCATGGGCACCAATAAGATCACAGGTGTGGGCGACCCTGATTCTGCTCAGGATGTTGCCACAAAAGATTATGTTGACATAGACGCTGCTACGGTTATAAAAGCCGGGTTTAATTTAGCGGGCGGTGGTACCATTACCCTCGCTGCGGGGGGGCGATTCGGCTGGTCGGCTCGGCTTATAGTAATAGCCAATGGAAGGGGGACACATTTCAGTATCAATGGTTTCTTTGATATTACGCAGCCTACTAGCGGAACCTGCACCGGAGTTGGTGGTGCCTCAAACCAAACTTGGAATGCCTCTGGTATCCCGCTAGGTGGTGCTTGGCTGGCGCTTTATTACATTTTACCCATTGGTTCCAGTAGTACCTCCGTTGCCGCCAATTTCCGCCTGGTTAACTATACGGGCGATCTAGAAATTCCCGATCATTGGATATTGGTGGCTGTTAATAATTGGGATTCCACTGTTCTTAAAGTCTGCACGGGGATTTATTTGCGCCTTGGCCAGTCTCGTTTGAATCAAGACGGAGCAGGCAGCGGCTTGGATGCTGATGCGCTTGATGGGGAGGAGGGGGCGTACTACCAACCTTATTGGAATAGAGCGGGCACGATCTTATCTCCTAAAACTGCTGGTGATGACATTTCACTGGAATTTGGAGACTTGATATCTGAACAGAACCCTGATGCCGTTAATGCAATTAGAATAAAAGCAACTGCTTCTGATGTGGATGTTGTTCTTGGGGATGGAACAGGCTACTTTACTGTTTGGAATGTAGCAGATAATAATGCTGTTTTTCATGTTGATAATGTTGGAAACACAGAAGTAAAAGGATATTTAGATGTAAATACTCATAAAATATTAAACGTAGTAGACCCAACAGCGAATCAAGAGGCCGCGACAAAGAAGTATGTTGATGATAATGCTGGTGGAAGACTAGTACTAATTCAAGCACAAAGTGCAAGCAACAATGCTGTAATTGATTTCACCAGTGGGATAGATGGCACCTATAATACGTATCTGCTAGTTGGTTCAAATATTGTTCCAGAAACTGATAATGTTATTCCATTTTTGAGAGTTAGCATAGCCGGAACATTTAAATCAGGAGCATCAGATTACAATTGGACTTCATTTCAATTCAATGCGACAGGTTCCAACCATTCCGGTGATACAGCAGATAATGAAATTCAAATGGGGGCAATAACAGTGGGTTCTGCTGCTGGTGAAAATTGTAGTTTCTTTGCTTTTATAAATGGGCCATCTAATACAGCATTAAACAAAATGATAGGTGGGATGCATTTCAATATAAATCAGCTTGGTAATGTCTTTGGACAGATATTTTCAGGCAGTTATATGGCAGGAACTGAAGCCATTGATGGCATCCAAATGGGATTTCTAAGCGGCAACGTGGAATCCGGTGAACTTGCACTTTATGGTCTGGCGAAGACATGAGAGCTAAAACTAAATTGGTCAACGGGATAAGGGTTGATTTGAGCCGGGAAGAAGCTGCTCAAATTGAAGCTGAATGGGCAGCTGAAGCTGCGAAGCCTGGGCCGCCGACTCCCCGGAACATGGAACAGGAAATAGACGCCTTGAAAGCTAGAATCACAAAACTGGAAGTCAAACAAAAGAGGTAAACCATGGCCCTATTCTCAAAATCACTGAACGCCGTCCTGAAACATGAGGGCGGCTACGTTCACGACAAGGACGACCGGGGCGGAGCCACCAACCTTGGGATCACACAGGCCACGCTGGAGGCTTGGCGGGGCAAGGATGTCACCGCCGAGGACGTGAAGGCCCTGACCACCACGGAGGCCTCCGGCATCTACAAGGCTCGGTACTGGGACAAGATGAGCCTGGACCTGATTCTCTCGCAGGATTTGGCCGGGGCCGTGATGGATTTCGGGGTCAATGCCGGGGTCAAGGCCGCCGGGAAGGCGCTGCAAAAGGCCGCCAACTGGGTGCAAAAGGATCGGTTGAGGGGAGAACTGGTGGAGGATGGCGCTATCGGGACCATCACGGTTCGCTTCGTCAACACGACAAATGAGCGGCTCCTGCTGCTGAAATTCTTCGAGGTGCGGACGCGGTACTACACCTCCATTACCCGGCGCCGCCCCGTCAACCGGAAATTCCTCTACGCCTGGATGAAGCGGTCCTTGGATCACGTTTGAGGCACCATGAAAGTCCCTGGATTGATAATTTTAGCTTCCACATCTTCCGTGATCGGCAGCGATGCGGACAGGGGATTCCTGTTGGCCGTGCTGGGGGTTGGGGCTTTGGTGTTCTACCGGCTGAAACGCAAATTCAAGAAGGAACCCATCAAAACATGGAAGGCATGGCTGGATCGAAACATCGTGGAACTCGGCCTGGTATCGGTGATTGCGCCCGGGTCGTTCAGGATGATCCTCGACCTCGTAAAAGAGGTTATCGGTAAGTTATAAAATATTCTTCGAACAGGGAGGTTGAAATGCCAATACCCGCAATCGTGGCCGCGATCCTGCCCACCATCATCGAGAAGGTGTTTGGGAAAAAAACCAAACAGGTCATCGAGGGGGCGGAGAAGGTGCTGGAGGCAAAGGGCCTGATTCGCTCCAAAACGGCTCAATTCGCGTCAGGAGCGCTCGCGGGCAAGCTGCTGGCCCTGTGGGTGCTTCCGTTGCCTGACAAGGTCCTGTGGGCGCTCTCAGCGGTAATCCTGGTGGAATATGTCGGATCAATCGTACTGAGGCTGAAAACAAAGGAGTCGGTGTGAACAGGAACTATTTTCCATCGGCCCCGCCCCCACCGAAGGATTCCGAGGAAAAGGGCGGGAAGAAGAAACCGTCGAGCCGTGGCGGATGGCCTTATGAGCGTGAATGAAGCCATCCTAACGAATGCCGACCCCGCTATCCGCGAGGCCCTTCAGGTCCTGCTGGACGCTGGTATCGAGACCTTTGAGTCATGCCAAGGTGGATCAGAACATTCTTTCCATAAGCCCACAATCCGTTTTCATGGGAACAACATGGAGGGATTTCGCGCATACGCTGCCGCGAGTAATTGCGGACTCCGCGTCTACGCTCTGCGTCGTGTTTACGATATTGTGGATGGAGAGCTAACCGGACCTTGGTGGGAGTTGGTTTTCCATCAAAGTCCGGTTTCACGCTAACTTAAATCTTTGCAGCGGTTGCAAAGTGGATGACCGCCCGTGCCCTGCTTGAGGTAACGTGCCTCGATATTATTCCCATCGACGCACTTGTCGTTATTGTGATGCACCCTTGCAGCTGGGTGGGTTGAGTGAAACGGGGGGACTTTCGCCATATCTCTACCTCCATTGATGAATTCCACACGGCTTCATGCCGCGATATAGTGGATTTTCCCATTCGTCCTTAACGAAGTCTACCGTCTTCCGTTAATTTTATTTTCAAACTGAGTCACTACCGTCAAGCCAAGGAGGGCGAAATGATTACCTTATGGATGATGATCATGGCGGCGTCGCCGCTCGCGCCGTCAACGGACGTGCTCCGGGAGGTGTGCATGCAGACCGGGGGCGTGAAAATGACCGTCCAGGAAGGGGTTGCGACGGACTACTGGACAGGGGAGGTGTATAAGACCATCGTGATGAAATGCTTGGGGCCTGGAAAAAATCCGGGGCCGCCGAAGGTGGAGGCCTAGAACAGCCGCCGCCTGGTAAAATGCGTGAGGGCCTAGAACAGCCGTCCCGCCAGCCACACCGCTCCGGCCACCAGCAGGATCGGCACGGCCATCAGCGCCCAGGTGGCGAGCATGCGCAGGGTCTTGTCGAAGTTGAACATTTCAACCGTTGAGATTATAGTGGGTTTCTCACCCTTAAACCAAGGATGCACACCATGTTGAATATCGACGCCAATAACAAAAAAGCACGAACTATCTTTACCCTCGAAGCCGATCTACAAGCTCAGCAAAAAGGTCGTCCTTCAAAGCAATCGGATCAATCTGAACGCTTAAGACCGTCTGGCAATGAGGGCAAAGATAGGAAATTGCATTCCACTGCTTCCCGAACAACGCGCCAGCAGTAACAGACTCAAGAGTTACGGATGCGATAATCTTGTCGCACTTCGGGCATTTACCGGTTGTCATATTGCCTCCTCTTTTGGCATTTGTTTTTCCGGCTAAATTATCGGCGGGGTTTTCTATTTTAATAGTGCGTAAGTCAGTAATTGGCCTTCAATGTATACTTGGTAAATCCTATCAATTCCCCACGCATCTCTAACAAAAGGAACTGAGGAATTTCGGGTTCTCAGAATAGTGGAGCCATACTGGAAACGGCATGAAAACCTAAATTGCCATTGAAACATCCCGGTACCTTCCGACACCTCATAGATTGCCCCCCTGTTGCAGCAATTGGATGGCGTAATATCGACGCCGGTAAATGTTATGTTTTGTTCGCAGTAATCCACACCCGCGTTAAATGACATATAGATTGCGCCAGGGGTAACCTCCTCTTGGCCACCGTCCCCGCCGCCGTCCCCACCCCCGCCGCATCCCACCAACAGAATCAGAATCACCACCCATCCGAAGTGTTTCATCTCGTCCCTCCTTCATCTAAATTTACCCACTTTCCTCCGTCGTCTTTTCATCCTGATCCAGATTTTTTTTTGATGTCTGCCAACCGCGCATTTTCTGCTTTCAAGCGTTCAAGTTCATCCAAACAGAAACCTAGCGCCCTATCAGTATTCTGAGATGGCGATTCCTCCTTACTGTTTCCGCGCATGGTTTTGCCTTCACCGGTTAAAAACCAGTCCACACTAACACCGCAATGCAATAATTTGGATGTTGATTCAGAAAATTTTCCTGCCTCCCAGTTTGTTATCGTAGATTTGGAAACGCCTAATTTAATAGATAATTCCGACTTGGTTGACACCCCCAGCCGGAGCATCAATTCCCGAATTCTTTCAGGCCAGTCCAATATTATGCTTGACATGTCCATTTTGGTAAATTATTCTCCATTCACCACAGTTCACTCCCACCCAACCGTGGGGCACAAAAACCAATTTTAATAACACAATGGAAGAAAAATCTCAAAAAATTCAGGTGGTGATCAACCCGGAAATTTTACCGGAGGTCGAGCGTTTTATGGAGGAGGACCATCGGCCAAATATCACCAACGCGATGCACAAGCTGGCGATCATGGGCCTGGAATCGTGGCGGCAACAAAAACCGCACTCCACGCCGGTCTATCCACAGTCTGCTTAAAACTGACGGGACCCGGCCACGGACGGGCCGGTGAGGGGAGTATTATGCCATCGGACGGCAGACCAACACTTATCCGCATACTCGGGCGCAAATATCCTGCCAGGGAGAGCGCCCGGAGCG